TTTTTATGTCTTGTATAAAAATAATATTCTGCATCATATTTTTTTAATAATAATCCACTATCATTATTTCGTTCCCATATAAAGATTTTCTTGCCATGTTGTTCAGCATATATATAACTCATAATCTTTTTGCCGTGTTAAATAATTAAATGTGTTAAAAGGGTGCTCAAACTCTCAAAATGGTTACATACACTAATATTAATGTTGCATTACATTTCCGGACGGCTCGACTATCCTCGGCTCCGTAATGTCTACCGTATAATATACTTTAACACAAAAATTTTAAATATGCTTATGATTGTACATTAGAATCATTTACATCAAATACAGCTTCATAAAGATCATTAAAATCTTCACTTTCTGATTGAAGTTGATCAAAATTTCTTTTATGATCGGTTGAAATTAATTTTGATACATATTTTTTCGGTAAATCAAATTGTTCTGCAATTTCTTCTATAACATCTTTTAATTGTTCTTTTTCGCCATCAATACGAGCTAAAGAATTACTACCAACCCTAACCATTTCTTTTAATTTTTTAAGATCATTTGGATTAGATGGTATGATAATAGAATGTGCCATAATTAGTTCCTTTGTATTTTAATTATAAAAATTAAATTATATAAAAAAATTATAACAAGTGTAAACTTTATTTGTAAAATAAATGATTTCCAGAATGAGTTACCATTATAAAATCTTTTGCCCAATATGGTTTAATTTGTGCGGCATGATAGTGTGTAGCGCCGCCTGATACGTTTTTAATTTTTCTTGCTATAACCTTTCTAGCAATGGATAAACATCTCCTATACGCTTTAGCATTTATAGGTTCATCTGATTTACCATCAAGTGTCCATGAATACATGGCAACCCATTTTCCTGTTCGTTTATCAGTCTTTTGTTGCCATACAACATGACAAATATCATCCGGATAATCTTTTTTTTCCATCCTTTTTATAACAACATAACCAACTGCTGCTACATCAAGATCATTTTTTTCGCCTCTTGCTTCAAAATATAAATCAAGTGCCATACAACCGATTTGAGAAGATCCCGGTGGAATTGGATATCTAATATGTTTTGAATTTTTATATTCTGCGGCTGCCGCCATTGAGGTACTAATTAAAAATAATAAAACCAATAAATTTTTCATAAATTTTATAAAAGTTAATTAACAACTTCCTTATTATAAATCAATTTTTTATAAATTTACACTATTTTATACAAATTCTTGAAACCAGTCTATGTATGTTCCTTGAAATTTTTTAGGATTATGTAAATATGGTACTTTTGCTGTTATTCTAATTCTAACTTGGTATAAATCTCCAAGACTAATTGGTGTCATTGAATTAATAAAATTAGGAACAGACGGAAATATAACCAACGTTCCTTGTTCTGGATTTAATGAAAAACCATATTGTGGAAATTCTAATTTACCACCAAATACTTCAAATTCACCATCAAAAGGAATTTTATCATTATAATTTGATAACCATAATATTCCAGTAAAATCAAAATTTTTTGTTCTTAACCATTTACCGCGTAAATAACTACTATTTTCACTTTGCGGTTTTTGTCCATTAAATTTTTCAGCATAATATTCAAAAATCATTTTATCAGTTCCTAAATATTCAATATCATATTTTTCTTCTATTTTAGGAATTAATTCTTCAAGTCTTTCAAATATAACTGCTTCTAATTGATCTGAATGTTTAATATTTACAATTGGGTTATTATCAACATCTAAATCAGTTGGTCCGAAATTTAATAAATCTACAATATCTTCACATACTAATGGAGATAAAAAATTTTGTTGTATTATAAAAGGTGAATTAGTCATTTATTTAATTGTTATTTTTTCCAATAAGGTAGAAACACTATTTAACATTTCTTTTATTTCTGTAATATCTTCTTTTGTAATACCTTGGGTATTTTCAATATTATCATTAGATCCAATTATAGTTTTTGGATTTTGTGCTTCACCTGAAACAATAAAATCTCCAGCTTCAATAAAATTTTTACCTAAAAGAATTCTATCTGCCATATTGGTTCTATCATTAAGATTAAATGTAACATTTGATATTTGAATATTTTTTTCTTCACCAGATTTTGGAATTTCAACATTAAATTTAACAAGTGGACGATTTTCAATTCCATTATCTGCTGTTTTAACACCTTGTGTACCAATAATAGGCATTGTAATATGTCTATCACCAAAATCAAATTCTACAATTTTATTTTTTACCACAACATTATTAGCGTGTAATGAACTAATATCAGCTCCAGTATCTACTTTAGCTTTAATTAAAGAATCTCCATTAAAACCTTTAAGTATTATATCAATATTATATCCAATAACATTATCATTATTTTCATATAAGTGAATTGCCATTTATTTTTCCTTTTAAATTTATTATTTATTATGATAAGCTTTTGTTCGTTCCAACAATGGAACTATATATTGATCAATAGGTTTTACAAAAACTTGTGACATAATAGATTTTTCAATACCAATTAAAATAACTACTTGTTTAACAGGTATTTTATACATTTCGCTAAATGCAATTGCATAAAATGTTCCTTGTAAAAAATAATCTTCTATAATATCAATATTTTTTGGTTTATTAGAAGTTTTAAAATCTATTGCTGATAAAACTTTATCATATTCACCAATACAATCAACTCTACCAGCAATTTTAAGTTTATGTGAATATAATGCAATTTCTTGAGCTTTAATATTATTAATCTTATTTAATCTAAATTTCATTTGATTAAACATTTTAATATTAATGGTTTCATGATTATTAATAATATCTTTTTCATTTTGAAGATATTTTTCACACATTAAATGAACGTTTGTTCCTCTATCTGCACATCGTTGAGATTCTTTTTTAGCCTTTTTTTCTCCCAACATATTTTGCCATTCTTTAAGCCAAGGTTTTTCTTTAGCATTTAATACCGTGGTTATAGATGGATAAGAGATATCATCAATATGATAATATCTCCCTTTTGATGTTGTAGTAGTTTTAATAGAATTAAAATCTACAGTTTTATGTTTAAACACTTATCTAATATTAATTTCTTTCATCGCATTGGCAAATTTTAATACAAATTCATCCGATAAACCTGTAGTATTAACACCAGTTTCCTTTAATTTAGCCCTTAATGATTCTATCGTATCATGCATTTGGTTTGATTCAATGCCACTTTGATCTAATTCATTAACTTGCGATATTCCTGCTAATTCTAATAATCTATTTTTGTCCATTATATAATCCTTGTAATATTTTTCTATTTATTATCTTTCAGATAATCTTTTATTCATTCTAGTAACTAATTTACTAATAGCGGTATTTTTAGAAGTTCTTGTTTTTGTTACCCTAATACCTTTACTTTTTTTAGAAGCTATACGACCAGCTTTAATTCGTTTAGGTTCTTTTCTTTTATTACAATCATTAGGATTAGCAACAATTTTTCCAATTTTTCGACCAGAAGTACAACGATATTGTTTTTTTATAACATTACTATATCGTTTAAAAGCTTTTATAGCTGATTCTGACAATATACTTCCAACATGAATAATATTATCATCTTCATCTAAATAAACTATTTCAAATTCATCTTCCGGATATGAAATACTTTCAGTTGTGCCAACAGTTGGAGTTGGTGTTCTTTTAACTATAGATGATCTTTGTTTTGTTAAAGTAGCTAATTGTTGTTTTAATCTAGCTATTTTCAAATCAATAGCTTTTGTAGGACTATTTTCTGATTTTTGAACAGCTTTAACATTATCCCTAGATGTAGTCATAGCATCCCTAATAGCTCTATCAGGATTTTGATTTGCCATTCTCATTTTTCTCTTTGTATCACTTAATGCATTAGGATCTGCTGGATCAATATCCAACATTAATTCCGTTAATAATTTCATATTATTTCCTTATTCTCTTTTTGATCTATCTTGCAATAATGATAATATTGCTTGCGATAATATTGAATTTTGTTCTTCATTTTCCATTGAAGGCCGATCTGTATTAGATTGTGGTAAATTGCCAGGAATATTATTAGTATCTGCATTTACCTCATCTGCTTTTAAATCATGTTGATATTGAGCTAATTTTGATAATTGTTTGAATTCTTTTTCTTTAGCCGATTTTTTACTATAATAAGCTTCCATATCCATAGTTTGTTCAGCTTTTTTAACAGTTGCTTCAGCAGCTTGGGTATTTAAAGATGCTATTTTAGCTTCAGCTTCTTTTTCTTTAGCATTAGCCTCAGCTTTTTTAGCTTCTGCATCAGATTTCATCATATCAATTACTGCATCTAATGCAGATTTAGCATTTGATCCATCTTCTGCACCAATATCAGCATCTGGAGACATTTCTTCTCCATTCATGTTTGGATCATTTTTTGTATCATCACCATTTGGGTTATCAGAAGAATCAACACCTAATTCATCTGGTGTTATTTCGGTTTCTTCTTCTTCGTCTGTTGGCAAATTAGGCCATTCTATATTAACTATAGAAAAATCAGTTTTTAAATTATATAATATTTCACCAATTTCTCTATGATCATTTTCTGGATCTTGATTTTTAGAAAGTTCTGTTTCTAATGCTTTTTCAAAATCATCTTTTTCTTCAGATTTAACATATACTTTAATAATTTGGCCATTATCATCTTCTAATGCAAATCCTGTTATATCTTTATTATTTTCAAATGCTTTTTCAGCTGATTTAATTTTAGATAATGCATTTATAGAATCAATATTATCATTTTCATTTATATAACGTTTAATAATTTTTTTCTTTTTCTTTTTAGGTAAAGAACCTAATGGTTGGTTACCTCTAACAAATCCATGAGTAGGGCTTCCAGCAACATCGCCAGCAGAAATTGCACCACCTGCTGCATCTTCTTTTAACGAATTTATAACTTCTAAAAACAATGACATATAGAAACTCCATTTAATTATTTTAAATATATTTATAAATTTAAAATAAAAAAGGAACAAATATTACTAAATGTTCCTTTTTTGTCAATGTTAATTAATATATTAATTAAATTACAGTTAATTGATCAGTTTTAAATCGCCTATATTTAATTTCTATTTGTTTACCAGTATGTTCTAACCAAGATGAAAAATTAAACATATTTTTATTAAATAATTTAACATAATCTAAATAATCTAAATATGCTTTTTGGATTTCATCACGTTCGGTATCAGATAAAGATGTTACATCAATTGCATCTATATAATCTTTTGGGATATTTGTGGGTATAATGAATCTTTCAGAAACATCGCCATTTTGCAATTTAATATAACTAACTTCATTAATGATCGTTTTTTCTAATACTTTTGGCATAATTTACCCTTCGGTTTCAATATTTTCTTCGGTTTCTACCCCAGCTACTGGATCATTAGCTGAAGCTGTTACCGTACTTTCATCAGTAGCTTCTTCTTTTTTAATATTATCACGAATATTAACAATTATTTCTCTAGAAATATCTCTCATAGCTGATTGTACTTTAATAAGTTCAGATTTAGCAGCCATTTCATCTTTTCGCCATTGATTATAAAAAACCACCAATTTTTTAACATCTGCAGGTAAATCATCTGCAGCATAAGGTATTCCATCTACATTAATTACTTTAATATCTTCTACTTCTATCATTTCTATTATCTCCTATATTATAAATTTATTATATCAGCTAAATTAGAATCAAGTCCTAAAGATTTAACATCTGTATTTATATCGTCAAGAATGATTTTATCTTGTTTTTCAGCTAATACTCGTTTTTTTATTTCACTATCACCATCATTATTTAGATTACCAATTTTTAATGAACGATTATTCCAAGATTGGGCATTAGATTTTCCAACTCCATCACTTGATCTGGATTTTAAACATTTATATATAATAATGCCTTCTAATTTCATTTGATCTGTTAATATAATTGAAAACCAAAAATCTGCGGTATTTGCTTTAGATATTCCTCCTGCAATATGACTTTGATCAATATCTACTAATCCTACTGCACTTCTATTTTGTTGAGATGCTGTTAATAAATAAAAATTATATTGATTAGCTAAATTTCGTAATTCTTCAGAAACTTGTTTATCTTTTTCAAAAACTTTTTCTGAAGATATACCTGAATTTGCTCCCATTATATCTAAATAATCTACTACCAAAACATCGGGAAGAAATCCATATTCCAATTCAAATTCTTTTAAATACGATTTAAAAACTTTTGTTGGAGTTCCGGATTCCATGTATTTTATTACTAATGTTCCTAATTTATCATTTTTTTCATTCAAAATAATGGCAGTCTCTTTTATACGATCTTGCCATCCCGTTTGATCAAAATTTGTAATTAATCCATCATATCTTAATGAAACCAATGATTCTGATAATTCTAATGTTATATACAAAACATTTAATTTATCTTCTAATAAATTTAAACTTATATTAGATAATGATATAGATTTACCAGTTCCTGCATTACCAGATAATACGGACATTTGTTTTCTAACTAATCCACCACCTAATAATTTATCTAAACCATCCAACCCGGTAGATTGGTAATCTTCTTCAGTTGCTAATCTATTAAGTCTTTCTTCTGGATCTAAAAAATAATCTAAACCAATATCTCTTTTTAATCCTACTAATTCTGCCTCTTCAATTAATTTTAAAACTTGATCTTTTTTTCCTTGAGTTATCAATGCAGCAGCAGATAATACTGCAGCACTCATAGCTTCTATTTGACAATGTTTTTCTATCTCATCTGATGTATAATTAATAGCATCTTTAGAAATTTTATGTTTTTCTAATTTAAGGTCACTTTCAGCATATATAGTTTTTTCATCTGGTATAGCAGAATATTTATCATAATAATCTAATATAAATGATACTGCTATCCTAAAATCTGGATGAAAATATTCAGGTTTTATTATTGAATAACATTTTATAAAAAGATCAGATGATGATATTAAATTTTCTATTATAAGTTTTTGTTTTTGATCTAACATTTAACCAATTTTATACCGATTTTATATATGGATAAATATTACGTATTAATAATTTATTAATATAAAGTTCACCATTATTATAAAAATAATTTAATTCATTATCAATCATACTTGTTGGATCTACAATACTTTCTGTAATTTTATCAAGTACTTTATATGGACTATTAGCTAATAATACTAAAACTTCTTGTGGTTGTAAACTAACACCATTTATTTTAGTAATTTTAAATGAAGCACCATTATTTATGGTCCCATTTGCAAAAAAAGCATTTGTTTCTATAAAATTAAAATTACGAACTGTATATCTAAGTCCTAGTACCCAAATTTCATTAAAATTAACCCATGGTGATGTTATACCAGGTTGATCATCAACCATATAAACATCTGTAATTACAGTTCCATCTTCTGTAACAAATTCCATTTCTATTGTAATATTTGTATCACTATTTAATGTTGCTATAGATAATTGATTATTATTACTTAATTGAAATGTTGTTGGTTCATTTATTGTTATTGGTAAATTAGTATTATTAGATTTAGTTGCTCTGGCAATAAATTGAGCTATACCACTTTCTGTTCGATCAAAATGAAGTATTAAATTATTTTCATCTATAATTTCAATTTGAAGTGGTTCTATTTTTATTAAATCTACTAAATTTTTAATATCAATTTGTGATAAATTTAAAGAATTTAAATCAACATTTTTTGGGCGTTCAACATATACTTGAACAATTGGAACAATTCCTAAATTGTGATTAATTTTCCATTCAGATAATTCTATTGATTGTTTAAAATTAAATAATACTTTGCGTTGTGTCCAATCATCTAATCCTTTTTCTCTTGGTGGAGATGTTCCTATAATATGATCTACTTTATCTTCTATTTGAAAAGGTTTACCACGACGATCATCTGTAATAATACATCTACTTATTATTTCTAATCCTTGCGGATTTTGTTGCAAATCTATTTCTCGTTTACAAGTATCGCATTTATATCTTATAACTGTCATTAAAAATTCCTTTTTATACTGTTTTAACTATTTCAATCCCAGCGACACTTGTATTTTTAATATATTCATTTATCAAATCTTGCGGAATATCTTTTTCCAAAATTCTACCAATTATTCCATGGCGATATATACAAACAGATTCATCAATAGAAATTAACCAAAGCACAAATGTAGGTGCACCTTGTTGATTAACAGAAAATCTTAATGGTTTTTTAATTGTTTCAAAAATACCATCTTTATTATCATAATCTGTATCTACTATAATTTCTTCACCTGTTACTAATTTTAATATGTTTATCATTTTTAATCTCTTTTTATTATTGGTATTTTATATGCTTGTCCAATTCTAGGTACTTCATTTTTATTTTTTTTATTAAATTCCGTCATTAAATAAGATAATAATCCACCATTTATATTTTCATCTTTATTCATAGATCTAATAACAGCTTCTATGGTTTCATTAATACCAAAATTTCTCTCTTTATATACAATTTTAAATACAGCCATTTATTAATCTCTTATATAATATATTATATTTAATATATTTAACCGATATTATATAATAATATGGTATATTATATATTATTATTTCAGCTCCTTTAGATAATCCACTTAATATTGTATCTGATTTATATGTATATTTTAATACTGCATTAAATGTTTCTAATGCAAGATCATCTTCAAGATTTTCTATAAATGTTGTTAATATTTTTTTATTATCTTCAGTTGAATTAGATACTTGGTCACAATATAAAATTCTATAATTATCTTTTGGAAATATATAATAATCATTTTCCGAAGTTGTTATTGGACTACTAAATACAGCCCTTTGTCTAAGATTATCAAATTTAAAAACTGAATTGAATGAATCATCTATTATTGGTTCATTAGTTTTTTTTAATCTAACTTTTACTTTTCCAAATTGAACATCTGTTTCTAAGTATTTATACAAAGGATGCCCTTGTGAATTAATTAAAAAATCAGAACAATCTTTAATTATATTATTAAATATTTTGTCCATTTAAATATTTATAAATTTATTGTGCTAAAGATTTATGAGCTTTATTTGAAAATAATTTTTGAATTATAGCTATAAATGGTGATATTATTAATATAAATATTGTACCAATACTCCACCATATAGCATATAATCCAAGTATAATATAATAAGTAATAATTATAATAATATTTTCCTTATTAATCATTAATTTTCCTTAACATTTCCAATACCATTAATAAAGTTGTGAATTTTTGATATTAATTTATGAACAATATACTGTGGTGCAAATTTAATATCATTAAGTAAATAACAAAAATCGACTTGAATATTATACAATTCTGATCCTTTTTTATTATTAATAGGTTTAAATCTTTTTGTTGCTTCTGTAAATTTATAATTTAAATAATCTATTTCTTTATCAACATTAATTACAGGTTGTTCTATAAATTTATTATTTCTTTCATGCATGTTAATACTTCCGATAATTTATTAGCTCCAATTTCCTATTTGGCTAACTTTTTTATACTATGTATTATATTCCATCTTAATACAATGTTATTTTATAGACTTTGTGGCAAGAAAACCCGTCAGTCTTTAGCTCAGTGGTAGTTGACTCCTATATATTGAAAATAGAATTTTTTTGCTTCTATAGTTATATATTTATTAAGTACTTTCCATTCTAAATTGCTTGCTTTAACAACATCTAATTCTTCTTTTTTAATATCAATCAGTATCCATTTAAGAAATTGTCCGATATTTTTTATATTTATATCAATATGTTGTTCTTTAAAAAATTCTATTCCTTGTAAAAGTCTGGGTTTTGAAACCGCATATAATATAAAATCATCAATAGATTTTTGAATTTCTGGTTCTATTTCTATTATTTGTTTTTTTGTTTTTGATATTTTATGTTTAGTTCCTTTTGTTTTAAAATAATAAGAACTATTTGATGAATCAAAATCTGCTGTCCAAACAATACCTTCACCGGTTCCAGATATATTAAATAATTTGGCCCATGGACATTCATTTTCTACATAAGTAACAAATTTTTCTAATTGTAATTGAGAAGATTTTAAATCTTCAAAATCAATAGTAACATGGAATTGTTCTGCCTGTAAAATATTGTAAATTTTATATTCAGGTAATTTTATATTTAATGTTAACTTTTTATATTTATTATTTATTTTTATTGCAAAAATAACAAATTGTCTATGATCTAATTGGGAAATAGCCACGTTAGATTGAATTCCTTTTCCTATAAATTCACCATATATAATTATTTTATCATTAACATTAGTTGAAATTAAATCAAATAATGAATTAAGTTGTGATTCTGGAATCTCATTAATAGTTTTAGCAAAATTATAGTGATCATTTTCTATTGTTAAAATAGAATTTCTTGATTGGTATGATATAATAGAATTTTTTCTACAAATAGCTGCATTTGTACCATGTAATTTTACTGTTCCGGTAAAATCCATTTGACATATACGATCAAAATTATTTAATACATTATCATTAGCATATTGCACACGTTCAATCAAATGTCTAAATTGTTCAATATGAGTAAATTTTTCCATAAAAATTCACGATTTAAATAACAAAACATAATTTTACTATTAATATATTTGCTTGTAAACTAAAAAATAGATTTACGTGTTTGATTTTAATTAATAAAATAGCTGTTCTGGTAATAATAATAAATAAATCTACATAATGAATAATAAACAATTAAATTGGGATAAAAAATTTTTAGAAATATGCGGTTTAATGGCACAAATGTCTAAATGTCAATCTCGTCAGGTATGTGCAATCGCCACAAAAAATAACAGAATAATTGCTACTGGTATAAATGGTTCATTATCAGGATTTCAAAATTGTAATGAAGTATTTCCTTTTGGAGTAAATGAACATAATAGGGAAGAACACCATATTTGGTCATTAGAAAATGAAGCACATGCCGAAGATAATTTAATTGCAGAATTTTCTAAAAATAGTATAAGCTGTTTAAATAGTACGGTATATGTTAATTTACAACCTTGTAAAATTTGTACACTTAGATTAGCAAATATAGGCATTAAAAGAATTGTTTATTCAAATACTTATGACAAAGCATCAACAACATATACAAATAATACCTTTAGCAAATGTAATATAATAACAAATTATATTCCTTTATAATAATAATAATAAGGAGGTCATAATGACCAATGAACCAAATAAAAAAATTATTTCTAAAAAACCTAAGTTATTGATTCCTAAAGATGTTTATACAATAGATTATCAACAAGCGGTGGATTATGCAAATTTGCAAATGGAAATTTTTTGGTTACCAGAAGAGATTGAGGTAGAAAAAGATTTGCATGATTTAAAAACAAATTTAACGGAAGCTGAAAGTCATGGAGTTATAACAACATTAAAATTATTCACTTTATATGAATTGGTTGTTGGAAAAGATTATTGGTCTGGAAGAATTATGAAAATTTTTAAACGTCCAGATATAGAAAGGATGGCAAATGCTTTTTCATTTTTTGAGCTTAATGTTCATGCACCATTTTATAATAAATTAAATGAAGTTCTTGGTTTAAATACTGATGAATTTTATAGTAGTTATGTTAATGATCCTATTCTTAATAATAGAATGCATTGGATTAATAGAGCGGTTTCAAAACCTTCAGAATCACCATTTGATATTTTACGATCTATTGGCGTATTTTCAATGGTTGAAGGAGCAATATTATATTCAAATTTTGCATTTTTAAAACATTTTCAAGCTGAAGGAAAAAATAAATTAATTAATGTTACTGCTGGCATCAATTTTAGTGTTAGAGATGAAAATATTCATTCAGAAGCTGGTGCATGGTTATATAAAATATTATTAAAAGAATGTATAAACTTAAACTTATTATCCGAAACAGATATTAAGCAATTAAATGAAAAATTAATTGGAACTGCTCATTGTATATTAGAACATGAAAGTAGAATAATTGAAATGATGTTTAGTAAAGGTTCTATAAAAGGAATAAGTGATAAACAAATTAAAAATTTTGTAAAATCAAGATTGGACCTTTGTTTAGAACAATTAAATATAGAAAAACAATTTAAACCAACTTATAATCCTATTAAAGATTGGTTTTATGATAATATAAATACACCACAAATTCATGATTTTTTTGTTAAAGTAGGAAATCAATATAATCGTAATTGGTCAGAAAGAAAATTTATTTGGAAAACGGATAACTTGCTTGAAAAAGCAGCATAAGGAATAATAATGTTTGTTAAATCAATATATCAAGAATTAAGTGATGAACGTAAAGAATTACAAGACAAAGGTTTAGTCCCAGAATGGTTTGCAACTTCAGGTTGGCAACTCCTTAAAGCAAAATATTTAACTGAAAAAGAAACAAATTTAAAAGATATACATCTTAGAATATCAAAATATGCTGCTAAATATACAAAAAATCCAGAATATTGGCAACCAAAATTCTTTAATATATTATGGAATGGCTGGTTAGCAGCTTCAACACCAGTTCTAGCAAATATGGGTGCATTTAGAGGTTGTCCCGTATCATGTTCAGGTAATGCGGTTGGTGACAATATTTATAGCTTCTACGATAGCCAAACAGAAAATGCAATGTTATCTAAAAATGGATTTGGTATTAGTTCATATTTAGGCGGAATTCGCCCTAGAGGTTCTACAATTTCTAATGGTGGACTAGCAACAGGTATTTTACCAGTTTTAAAAGATTTTGTACAATTATCTCGTGATATTACCCAAGGAGCTCAACGCCGAGGTGCCTGGGCAGGATATATAGAAATCGATCATGATGATTTTTGGGAAATAATTACATTTTTACAAAATAATCCAGATGATTGTAATATAGGATGGAATATTTCTAATAATTTCATAGAAAGATTAAATAATGGTGATGAAGATGCCATTTCTAGATATCAACTTGCGTTAAAAGTTAAAATGTTAACAGGTAAAGGATACTTTTTATTCGTAGATAAAATTAATGAAATGAATCCACCATGTTATAAAGACCAAAATATGAAAGTTAAAGCGAGTAATTTATGTACGGAAATTTCATTATTTTCAGATGAAGACCATACATTTTCTTGTGTATTATCATCAATGAATTTATACAAATATGATGAATGGAAAAATACAGATGCGGTTTTTACAGCTACAGTATTTTTAGATTGTGTTGCACAAGATTTTATTAAATTAGGATCTGAAATACGTGGATTAGAAAAAACGGTCAGATCTACTGAAAAAGGTAGAGCGTTAGGATTGGGAGCATTAGGATTTCATTCATATTTACAAAAAAATATGATTCCTTTTGATAGCATTGAAGCTCATATGAAAAATATTGAAATTTTCAAATATTTAAATAATGAATCACTAAAAGCATCTAAATGGATGGCTGAAGAATATGGTGAACCAGAATGGTGTAAAGGATATGGTCTTAGAAATACCCATAGATTAGCTGTTGCTCCAAATACATCATCTGCATTAATTTGTGGAGGATTATCTCAAGGAATTGAACCAGTTTATAAAAATATTTTTGTCCAAGGATCCGCAGGTGGTGAAATTAATAGAATAAATCCTATTTTATTAAAATTAATGAAAGAAAAAAATGTTTATAATGATAAAAATATTAAAAGTATAAAAGATAATCAAGGATCTGTCCAAAATGTAGATTGGTTAACAGATGATGAAAAAGCTGTATTTAAAACAGCATTTGAAATTGATCAAAAAACTATAATTAGATTAGCTGCAACTCGACAAAAATATATAGATCAAGGCCAATCATTAAATTTGTTTTTTGCAGCTGATGAAGATGAAGAATATATTTCAGAAGTCCATCAAGAAGCATTTTCCAATCCAATGATTAAGGCATTATACTATATTAGAAGTGAATCCGGTGTTCAAGCAGCTAAAGGTGAATGCCTTGCCTGCGAAGGTTAATTTACATGCCAGTATTGAAATTAGTTTTAATAATTCCATCATTAGTTTCTTTAAATCCTTTAACTAAATCTGGTCTCATTTTTTTGAATTCATCGAATGGCGGTACCCTCCAATAAGGTGAGTACCCTTTTTCTCCTGGAAATTTATAAGATTGGTTATATGGATCGCCAGCATTTAACCATTGTGTAGGAACTATTTGAAATGCTCCTAATTGAACCGCTTCATATGCTACAAATTCATAAAATTGATCATCATTTCCAACACCTTCAATTCCAGGTAATTCAGAATATGTTCTAAGAGCTAAATTACCATTTTTTAATTTTTTTAAATGACTTTGTGGATTTTTGATTCCTAATCTTTTCATTTCATTTAAACCTACTTTAATTCGATTAGGATCTTCGATAGATGGTAATGAAAATAAAATTAATTCACCATGTTCATCCATTTTATTTAATAATGCTTCTACTTTTTTTTGTCCAGCAAAATAAACAGGACAAAAAAATGATATAGATAATCCTTTAGGTAATAATCCTTCTTTTTTAAGTTTATCTTCAAGTTGCCACATAGTAAAAATTTTATGATTTTTACTTATTTTTTCTTTATATTTTGTAGCAATGGTAGTTGTATCTTCAAACAAATTAGATAATTTCATTTTTATTTCCTTAGGTATTATTTTTATTTATAAATATATTAACTAACTTACTAATAAATTAAAAATGTATATATTAATATTAAATTTTATCGTTGCAGGACAATTCAATACAAATACCGAAATCAGATTCACTCAATTCGGTAATGAACAACCTTGTGAATCAGCAGCTGAAATATTAAAAACAAAATGGAAAGATAAAGTCGATGGAGCTAAAATATTAACAGCTTGTGTTCAATATAAATCTGAAAAAAAGGCTAAATAATGGAAATAGAACAATACCAAATATGGCTAGAAGGTTTTCTAAGTGGAAAAATTAATCAAATATTATCAAAAGATGATGTTAATGAAATATTACAACAACTTAGATTTGCAGTTGTTGTTAGACATGAACCGGTTTTTAATACACAACAAATTAAAAATTATGATTTTCCAGAAGTATCAGAAAAAATTCCACAAATACCAATAACAACACCTATATATTGTTCACAAGGTGCTAAAAGAAAATGAAATATCAATTATTTGTAGATCTAGACGGTGTTATGGCTGATTTAGATAAAAAAGTATTAGAAATTACTGGAAAATATCCAACATTATCTTTAAAACCAAATAATAAATGGAAAGTAAAAGATAGAACTAAAATGTGGGATAAAATAAATGAATATGTTGATGATGGAAATGAATTTTGGACAAATTTGGAATTATGTGAAGGAGCTAAAACATTATGGAATTCTATTAAACACCTTGAACCAAATATATTATCAGCTAAAAATAAAATAACTCCTGGCAAAAAATCAGAAAAAATAACCTGGGTTAAACAAAATCTTGATAATCATGGAACAATAATTATTGTTAATGATGGAACCGAAAAACAAAAATATGCTAAAAATACTGCTATATTAATAGATGATATGCCTAAAAATATTGAAGAATGGCAAAATGCTAAAGGAATCGGAATTCTTCATTCATCTCCAATAAAAACTTTAATAGAATTATCAAAACTTAATATCATATAGGCAAAAAAGAAACTATAAAAAGCATTGCATCAAATGAATCTTTTAATAAAATTTTTCTTTCAATAGAATCTATTTGATCTTCAATTAATGTAAGATCAAATATATCTCTAGTTACTTCTATAATTTCTGATTTAGTCATACCACCAGATATATATTGTTCTAAAATTTCGGCAGCTTCTTTAATTATTTTATCATCAGATCGTAAATATTTACTTAATTGAGGAAGTGCGCCTGCATTAGCTTTTGCTATTTCTTTTGAGTCCATATTAATTCCTTTTTATTGTTTTGCAGTGGTAGCTTTAGCTATCTCCTGTATGCTCTTTGCATATATTGTCAATTTTGCTTTACAATATGCTGAAGAAGCACCAATCGTATTATATCTATTAACCATTTCTTTTATATTTTTATTTAAAATAGTAGATATATTATATGATTCTTCATTTTTATCATTATATTTTGTATAATTAACTAAAAAATTAGATTCATGCTGTATTTTAACTAAATATTTTTTTGTATCTTCAGAAGAATCACATACCTTTACAGTTTCTTCTGCTAAAGTTAATAATTTTATATAAGAAGCATATTCATTATTATCAAATTTATTGGTAAATAATGAACATGAAGTAAGTAATATAATTATTATAAAAGATAAAAATTTCATATATTTATTTATTAACTCTTTATGGAGAAAATCCGAATCCATCTGATTCTGTATCTCTATCTGATGATGAAATTTTGTTATTCATCATATTTTTTAATCGTTTAATGACATTATCAATATTATTTTCAAAAACTTCAACTCCGACCACTACTTCTTTCATATGTGCTATTGAAAATCCTTTAGTTTTATCGACCCAACATTCTAATTCATCTGTATTTTCGGTTAATCTTTTATTTACCGTACTTAAATATATCCTTCTTGCTGATGAATTAGGCATACCTATATGTTTAATAACATCAAATCTACTAGGTCTATTAAGAATTCTAGCATCTATTTGCTCTGGGTAATTTGTGGATGCTACAAATACAACATTATTAATTTGTAATTCTCCATCTAATAATGCTAATAAAGAACTTTCGTTAAATCGCTCAATAATAGCATCTAAATCTTCAAGCATTACCAAAATAGGCCTATCTGGTTCTATTTTTCTAAATACCGCTAATCCAGCAGCACCAAGTCCTGGATCATCTACATAAAACGATATTCCTCCCTTAGAAATAATCAATTTTGAAATTTGTTGAATTGTTGATGTTTTACCTGATCCCGGTGCACCCCATAAAAGAATTCCTCTTTTATGTAAAAAATTAAGTGTTTCAAAATGTTCTTTTTTATTCCAAAATTTTTCAATTCCAATAATGATTTCTTCAGATGCAGAATCTGGTAAATTTATCAATTTATCGGTTTGAATTTCATGTTTTTTAAAAATAATACCATATTCAGTACTATGGATATTATATTGTCCAGGTTCTAATGTTTGAGTAGCTTTTTCACAAGCTGAAAAAGAATCTCCATTTCTAGCCCACATTTGTTCAAATCTTGGTTCTGGATATTTAACTTTATCTTCTGGATATTTAGCTTTAACTTTATCTTCTGGATATTTAGCTTTAACTTTAACTTCTGGATATTTAACTTTATCTTCTGGTAAATCATCACTCACTGAAGGCTCAACAGATGTACAAATTACGTTTCCTATTGTCATTTTATTCTCTTATTAAAATTATATTTTAGTTTTGAATTATTTTATCAGCATATGCTGGATACATTAATTTTAAACATTTAATTAATTTTTCTGGTTGGCCCTTATATTGCATATCTTTACCTATTTTAATTTTTTTAGATATTTTCAAAAAATAATTTAATTTTTTATCAGTATAATCTGGTCCATCATACATTTCTAAAAGTTCTGCTATAATAAATTTACTATCTATATTATCATCTTTAATAGTTCTTAATTGATTAATTATTTCACTAATATCTGCTCCACATTCTATATGACATAATGGATATGTTCCATCATTTAATTTACGCATTTGTTTACCAATAAATAAAGATCCTATTCCATATAAAACCATTTTTATTTGTTTTGGTATATTATTCACCAAATTCATCATAATTCTCTTTAAATTTTTGTAATGTTAATTTTGTATCTTTATTAATTTTCCTAATACTTTTAGTATATGTAATATTTGGATCTTCTTTCATAAGATTAAATATAATTGCAGCATTTAATCCTGATAATAATTCTACTAAAAAATCATTTTGATTTTCTGTCGGATATGGATTTAATTGTTTAATTTTATTAAACATATCGGTTTGAGTATTAACCTGAAATGATTCATATAATCGTTGTTTCAGATAATTTATTTCTGTTTGATTAACTGATTTATTTGAAGTGACAATTTCTACTTTAGTTCCAGATTCTAAAATTAGTTCTTCATTAGTTTCTGTATTTAAACCTTTTGCTAATTGCAATTCGGTAAAACCAGCTGGAATTGTTACTTTATCAATAAGAGTATATTTGTTATTTTCAGCTATAAATTTATCATTTATATTTAACGAAAATATATCGACTAAATTATCATGTGTCATATAATCCTCTTTTATATATTGAAAGAACTTCTTTTAATTCTTTTATATAAATTTCTTGTCGTTTAACATTATTTGATAAAATATCGATATATTCTTGTTCTAATATTAAAGCATTATTTAATTTATTTTGTACTTTTTTCTTTTCTTCTTCGGTAAATCTATATACTGATAAATCTGCAATATAATCTAAATAAACAATTTTTAAAGTATCTAAATATATTTTTAAATTATTTCTATCTTTAAGTTTTATAGCTTTACTACCAACATTATTATCTATTGCTACTATAATATCTTTGTATTTTTGGATATCAATTCTTAAAATAGACAATAATCTTTCGTATCGTTGTATATAAAATGATAATCTCCATTTTGTAAATGAAGATATTATTTCTATATAATTTGTTTGAAGTACTTTTTTTCCATCAAAATCTAAAAGAACAAGATTTTCACCAACTATGGTAATTAATCCTAATTTCTTAAGTATTTCATCATCTTGTTTTGAATTAAGATAACCTCTGGGAAATTTAACCAATATATCAAATTGAGAACTAGAATTATCTATAAAATCTTTTATAAAACCTTTTTCTTCTAATTTTCCAAGATTTGATATAAATTTATCGTGAGATAAATTATATGGTAAATTTGAAACAATTATTTCAAATGAATTTTTTCGTTGAATAGTTCCTTTAAATTTCCATTTAATAGAACCATCATTTTGAATCAACCGATCTACTGCTTTAGCTTCTAAAGGCCTAAAATACGGTTCAGGCTCTTTAAATGACTTTCCTTTAAGAAATAATATCTGACATTTTATAATATTTTCTAAATCTCTAGGCAATATAGAAGAAGCAAATCCAATTGCTATCCCTGAACTGGGATTAATTAATGAAATCGGAACCAACGGCAAAAAATGTAACGGTTCCTTAAGTGTTTGATCATAATTATCTTTTAATGGAATTATTTCTATATCTTTAAAAAGTACTTCTTTAGTAAATTTTGAAATTTTAACAGAAGTATATCTAGAAGAACCATATCCGGTAGGATTTATTTTAGTACCAAATGCACCTATTCCTTTAAATAAACATATATTATTGCCATTTGGTGCTGCTAAAGTATTAATAATTCCATCAGGAGCAGCATGAGGATGTATAGGCATCGTCGCCCCAGCCAATGTCGCCGTCTTAAATTTTTCTCCAGATTTAGCAGTCCACAAAACACGTCTACCAGCATTTTTAAGTCCATCAGAAATCATTGCCAATGCCCTATTTTCTAATACATATAAAGCATATTCCTTTCGCTGTGTCTCTATATATTCTGAACTATTTGCCATTTCTTTCTAATTTATAATATTTAATATAATCAACAATTTGATAATATCCTTTTGCCAAAATCATATTATTATTAATTAATAATATTGATTTTGATTTATATTTAGATAGCATTTCATCTTTATTCATAAATTGTAAATCATACCAATCTACACCTTGCCATTTGGCATATGCTATTATAGCTTTTAATTCAAGCGAATTTTTATAATAAAATAATTTCATCTAATAATCGGTTAAGGAACTGTTATGGCGGTTTTTACAACTTTAAATAATTTGACTGATATATCATCTTTACGACATAATGCCAATATCTGTAATGCTTCGCATTGAATTGAAGATTGATATATGACATTAGAATTTTCCTCTTCAATAATATAATTTGTTGTCAAAATTTCTTCATTTATTTCAACATTAATTGACATGATATATCTCCAACAAAAAGAATATTATATGATATATAAATTATTTTGTATACCTATAATTTATTTTAATTTGTAAATATATGATCCACCATTTAAATGAATTTTATATCTACGGTATACTTTTTCTAAAAATACACTAAATCCATCTTCTGTTTTAATCGGTTTCCATGCAAAAACCAAATGCCATTCAGTATCATAAACTTTTTGTTTTGTTTTCCATTTCATTTTTTCACCAAATAATTTTATAGACTTTGTGACAAGGAAACCAGCCGGTCTTTAGCCGAGGGGATGAATTGTCACTTCTAACTATTTTTAAAATAAGTGAGTGTTTTTGCATTAAATATTAAAAATTCAATCTGGAACACACAAATCTCTACTGAGACTAATCACCTATTATAGTATTGCTACCGCCATCTCGAATCTCACGATCCAAACCACTAAGTCTTTTAGCTCATGGATAGTTGACTATGTTAACCATTGTTTTCTTTTTTCTGTATCATCGCTAAATAATAATGTCAATATATTTTTTATATTACCATCTTCAGTTACAGGAATACAATGATTATTCAAATTAGATAATAATATTTTCCAATCTTCTGTTATCATACTTCCTAAACCTTTAAAATAATTGATCTCATAGCCGCTGTACTTATCCTTGACTTTTTCATAATCATTTAATGTAGCAAAGTGAATTCGTTTTTTTCCTTTAACAGCGACAATATTTGGGGCATTTAGCCTATATATAATAGGTTTATTTTCTGTAAATAATTCTGGCCAAAATTGATAAAATATATTTATCAATAAAACAAATATATCAGCACCATCTGGATCAGCATCAGTAGAAATTATTATTTTTCCATATCTAATATTTGCTAAAGATGCTATATAACCTGGAATTAATCCAATAGCATGAAGCATATTTGTTATTTTTCCCATTTTTAATAATTCAGCAGCAGTTGATCCATATACATTATTAATCTTTCCAGTTAAAGGAAATGATGCATGAATTTTAGGATCTCTAACATTTTGAATTTCACTTGCTGCAGATAAACCTTCAGATATAAAAAGCATACATTTTGTACGATCCCTATCATTAGCTTCTATCAATCCATCAACTCTATGCTTAGCACTTTTCTTATGATCATCAATTGCTTTTTTGTTAATTTGTGTATGATGTCGATTATAAGCTCTTTCTAATATTTCTTCAAACCATTTTTTATTTTTTCTAGAAAATGTATTCCAAGCTTCATCAAGCATTAAATCCATTTCTTTTTTTAATGATGGACCAACAAGCCTAACTTTTGATTGACTATCAAATTCTGGATCTGATATTTTAATATTTCCTAAAATTAATAAATTTTCTCTAATATCATTTTTTGTTACTTTACATTTTTGTTTTTTAGCATCTTTTTCTAAATAAGAAATAATTTTTGTATAAAAAGAATTTAAAAATTGTGTATTACAAATACCACCTTCAAATAACATAGATGAATTAAGCCAAGTAAATATTTTTTCATCTTCTCCAGAAATTAATCCATTAATCACAAAAAATTCTATTGTAACATTATTCTTTTTATATTCAAACCGATTAAAAGTAGAATCAGAAGTCATCATATTCAAAACAACATCTTCAAGTCCCTTTCTAAATTTAAAAGATTGATTATTATAATTTACCTTAATATACGGATTAGTAAATGCTACAGCTCTACATTTTTCTCTTATAAGATCCTCAGGCAATTTAACATCACTAAAAATTGATTGATCTAATTTAAATGTAATTTGGGTCCCAGCTTTCTCATCACTTTTAGCTATAATAGGATCATTAATAATTTTACAACCATTCTCAAATATTTGATGATATTTTTTATTATCCCGATTAATAATAACTTCAAATTCCGTACTTAAAAAATTAACACAACTAGACCCAACCCCATTCTGCCCAATAACACCAATATTTTTATCATCACCAAAATTTCTCCCAGCCCTTAATGATGCCAATGCCACCTCTGGACTATATCTCCCAGTCTTATGCATATCAATTGGTATACCACGTCCATTATCAATAACCGTATATTCACCAGAATTCGGCTCAGCCTTAACAATCAAATGATGCCTTTTAGAATAAACATTAGAAAATTCATCAATAGAATTATCAACTATTTCCCCAACAGTCTTCAAAACAGCCGGAATAAATTCAACAGTTTTTATTTGAAACTCATCACCAAAAACAGGAATTTCATATGTTGTAGAATGCATTGATCCCATATATATACTAGTCCTTATCCTTACATGTTCTTGATCAGAAAGAACTTGTATATCAGTCCCTGTATATTTTTTAGAATTTTTATCCATTTATAAATATTTTTGAAAGATTTTATTTAATTGAAAACAAAACAATAAAACTGGTCCTATTATTATACAAATAAACCCAAGATATCCAGTAAATACCGCAATGTCATTATTTATAATAATTCCATATTTTAATAAAAACCACCCAACCACCGTAATTACTACAGCACCATATTCCAACTGAAAATTGTTTTTTTTCGTCATCTTATCTTTTAATGCTTTGTACAATATTCGGATTTTTCAATCATACAACATATCATTTGATCTATCCTAGCCATAATTAATTGATCCTTATGCATCTCATCCTTTATCGCCTTATATATAATTGATATTTTACTCAATTCCTGCGAAGCCTTTATCTTTTCCCCATCAGTAGAAAATCTATCATCAATTATATCAAGCAATTCATTCAATTGAAATTCCAATGCCTTTATTGACCGATCCTCTTCTAACACAATATGATTAATATTTTTATAATAATAAGTTAATCTTTCTATTTGTTTCACCATTATTTCCTATTTACAATATAATTTAACACATATCTGCGCTTCTACCGATTTTTTAATATTTTTCATAATAGAATCAATAACATATAATTTACCAAATTTAATCATGGCATCTGTTACATCTTTACAATTACCAAATTCTGGAAATGAAACGGACCATCCAAGATTAATTGCTTGATTTGCTAATTGTTGACCGTCACCAAATTTATCTGGAATTATAACTTTTTCACGAGGTGATTTAGATAACCACATAATTTGTTCTTTAGATAAATATTTACCAAAAATAGCAACCCCATTAATTAATACAGCATCAAACCAACCTTCAACTATAAATACCGGCTTCTCTGAATATGATTGAAGTGCATCATAATTATATAAAATATTACACTTATCTACAGCAGGTGTTTCATATTTTCGTATTAATGAATTAATTAATGCTCGTCCTTGATAATATACCAATTTTGAATCTTTGTACACCGTAAATATCACTCTCCCTTTCCATTTTTTTCCATATTTTCCTTTTCCAGTTGATAAAAAAAATTCATGCCCATCTGGCTCAATCAATCTTTTTTTCAAATAATGTCTAGCTATAGTAGCCCATTTATCATCAGCATCTTTCAATAAATAAAAATGTTCTGGTAATTTTATTTTTTTAGGTTCAATATCAATCAATTGCTGCTTAATATTACTTTTTTTCTTATAATTTCCTAAATTATTAATAAGAACCTTATTATATTCAGTTTCTGGTATATTAAAAGATTTAAATATCTCTATAAAAGTTTTTGAAAATCCATTACTTGTCATTGGATCAAATTTTGTTTTAATCCCACAATTATAACAATTATATGCTAAAATATTTCCATCTAATAAAAAATTACCTCTAAGTCCCTTAAATCCACTTGTCCCAGGCTGATGATCATTACAAACCATACATCTAGTTTTAAACCATCCCTTATTACCAGGAACAAGCGGATGTACATATAATTTAATTATCGATTCTAAATCCATAAATTAAATTATATCATATTTTTAATTAACAAAAAAAGTTTACACTAATAAATAATTATGGTATAATCCACATATTCTTTGCTTTCGTGCGCTTTCGTTAAAGAATTAAAATCCAAATGCGTAAAGCTAAACTCCAATTATATAATTTGTTCAGATTATATAAAGCTAATAATGGAATACATAACATGAGTATAAACTTATTTTTTGAACTAGGTTAATACCTAAAAATTATAATAAAGTGGCCTTTGTTACAAAGTTTAAACGTAACTAAAAGAACCGGGCTTTTGATACTTATTTCACAAAACCAATTAAAATAATAACGAATAAGTATACACAACTTAGTGGAAAAAATAAACGACTTAAACAATACGATCCGAGTTAAAGTTTTAAAATATATATTATCTTAATACGGAACATTAATTTTCTTTATTTATATATTATTTTCAGATTCTCGGTGGAACTGTGAAATTTTTATATCTCACTTGAAATATATGGACATGGTACTCAAAACCTTAATTTGACACTTAACTCCTCCATAGAGTATAACTATGAGTCGATAAAGCTTTATTATTCTTAGTCATTATCATTAAACGGAAATTTTGTAGTTTTTTGTAGTTTTTTGTAGTTTGTAGGTTTATTTTTATATTTTTATAATATTAAACTAAAATTATGTACTTAACTGGGATTATTTACTTATTTGTTTATTTTTATAATATTAAACTAAAATTCTGTACTTAACTGAATTTTTGTACTTAACTAAAATTTTGTACTTATTTGTTTATTTTTATAATATTAAACGGAAATTTTGTACTTATTGTTTATTTTTATATTTTCTATAATATTATGATATATTCAATATATATCTCTAATATTTTACATAATATAACCATATCCATATCCATATCCATATCCAAACAAACAAAACAAATTATATAATTTTTCACTTATTGTTGGGTTCTATAACTGTGCCCTTTAAAAAGTTAAGTGAAAAATATAAATATGTTAAG